CTCAGCCAAGCAAAACTCGCCGGACTGAAGCATGAACGGGTCATCTTCTGTCTTGTCCGCGATGTTGATACGCACCAGATCGGGGCTATAAATGCTCTCCACCATCAGATAGTCACCCAACCGCAAGTCCAAGCTGGCAGGATTCAGCAGCTCTTCATCGAATGGGACAACCATTTGGCTCTTACGGCATCGAGCCTTGATCTCCCAATCGCAAAGAACCGCCATATCTGAAACGCAAAAATCAATCCTACTTAGAACTCACTCGGTCACCAGAATTACCCAACCAGTTCCAGGGCCTTCCGCCTGCCAACGTTGGTAAAACGCTGCCTGCCTCACACGGACATTCCGTCCCAGATGCGGATTGCTGTGACCACCCTTCTCCATTTCGGGGTAGCCGCGAGGATCTTGCATGATCCACTCTGGATCGTTGCTGTTCTTTCCCGCATAACCACTAATCACGCTCCAATGACCACAACCAAGGCCATTGCACATTGGTGGTTCGCCACGAAGCATGTTTCCAGCGTGCAACCAACCAACCAGCACTGGTCTGCCAGCTTCGATCTCTAGCTCCACCATGTCAGCGTCACCGTCTTTCCGAAACTCAGCTTTCAAGCCAAGGCTTTCCAGCGCTGCAATCTGAGCCTCTACTGACGTGGTGTCCCCGTACTTGGCGCGGATCTTGTTGTACTCATCATCTGTCCGAACCTTCTTGTAAAACGCTGCCACCATCGCAGCTGCTGAACTGAAGCACTCGCGGTATCCCGTTCCAGTCTCGTTGTCGAGCTGCTTGAAGTAAGGCATGAAGATCTGCTGGTCATATCCACTCTCCTTCCACGCCTGAAACCAATCAGCTTCGTGCTCCTCCAGTAACTCCGCTGGCATTGACTCCTCAAGTTGTTTAATTGCAGCCAGCTGGTGGGGCGTGCCACGAAAGAACTGGAAAAACGGCAGTAACGCAAGACCCATGGCCCCAAGCAGCAAGGTCACTTGGATAATGCCGGACGCCACCT